AGAAAGTGACCGCTCTTACGATCCGGTCCCGCCAGGCTGGTACGCCGCCCGCATCCACTCCGCCGAGGTCAAGGCGACCAAGGCCGGAAACGGTCAATATATTAAAGTGCGTTACGACATCGTCGGACCCAGCCATCAGGGCCGCGTGATCTTTGGCAACCTCAACATTCGCAACCCGAACGCCAAGGCCGAACAGATCGGCCGCCAGCAGCTTGGCGAACTGATGCGCGCGATTGGTCTTGCCGAGATACAGGACACGGACCAGCTCATCGGCGGGACGTGCGAGATCAAGCTCGACGTGCAGGCCGCGGACGGTGAGTACGCCGCCCGCAACGAGGTTCGCGGGTGGAAGCATGGCGGCGGGACGCCGGCGGCTGCGAAGCCTGACGCACCGAAACCCGCTGCCGCCAAAGCACCGCCGTGGAGGAAAGGCTGATGCAAATCCCGCCGCCTCAGAATGGTCTGGTTACACTGATCGACAAGCGCCATGCAGAGGCGGCGGGGCGTTTGCCCCGCCCCCACATGGGCGCAAGCGCGCTCGGCCACCCGTGCGACCGCTGGCTGTGGCTGTCATTCCGCTGGGCAGTCATTGAGGAACACGAAGGCCGGATGCTGCGCCTGTTCCGGCGCGGGCAGATGGAGGAACACACGATCCTTGCCGACCTTGAGCTGGCTGGCGTCAAGATTGAGACAACGCAGGCGCATTTCACGTTTGGCGGCCACCTGTCCGGATCGGCGGACGCCATCGTGTCCAACGTCCCCGAAGCGCCGAAGACGCAGCACGTCGCCGAGTTCAAGACGCATTCGGACAAGTCATTCGCCGCGCTGGAGAAGGACGGTGTGGCGAAGGCAAAACCCGAACACTGGGTGCAGATGCAGGTCTACATGGCAGGCGCAGGGCTCGACCGCGCATTGTATGTTGCCGTCAACAAGAACGACGATCGCCTGCACATCGAGCGCATCCACTATGACAAGGAAGCGGCGACTGCGGCGATAGAACGGGGCCACAGGATAAGCGAAAGCGACAGGATGCCAGAGCCAGTCGCGGGCGCGTCGCCTGCCTGGTATCAATGCAAGTTCTGCCCGGCTTACACGTTCTGCCACCAGACGAAGCTGACGCGCGAGGTCAACTGTCGGACCTGCGCACACTCCACCGCCAGGCCGGATGGGTACTGGCATTGCGGCGTTTACGACGACGTGATCCCCGTGCCAGCGCAGCGCAAGGGCTGCACCAGCCATGTCCTGCACCCGGACCTTGTGCCGTGGCAACCGATGGAAAGCCCCGATGGCGTGATGGGTGTCTGGGAAATCGACGGGAAAATTGAGAAGAACGGCGACCCGGAGACGGGCGCGCGAACCAGCTTTGACCTGATCAATTCGCAGGTACCGTTCTGATGTTGCCGAGAGAATAACTCATGCTCCGCGATTACCAGCAGCGCGCCATTGACATGCTTGACGACTGGTTCCGCCGCCACCCGGAGGGGCACCCCGTTATCGAGATGCCTACCGGGTCTGGCAAGTCGCATGTGATCGCGGCCTATTGCCAGGAAGCTTTGCGCGAGTGGCCAGAGACGCGCATTCTGATGCTTACGCACGTCAAGGAACTGATCGAACAGAACGCGTCCAAGATGTGCGAATATTGGCCGACTGCGCCGCTGGGCATCTACTCCGCCGGCCTGCGCCAGCGAGACGCATCACAGTCAATCGTGTTTGGCGGCGTGCAAAGCCTAGCGCGTAAGGCGGACGAGATTGGCCACATTGATCTGCTGATCGTTGACGAGGCGCACCGCATCCCTGCGGGTGCCGCTGGCCAGTACCGAAAACTGATTGATGACTTGACACGCATCAACCCGGCCCTGCGTGTCATCGGCCTGACGGCGACGCCTTACCGGCTGGGGCATGGCATGATCACGGACCCTCCTGCTCTGTTCAGCTCCCTTATAGTGCCTGTGACGTACATGGAGCTGCTCAAGGCTGGCCACCTTGCACGGCTGACGTGCAAGCGCACGGCGACAACGTATGACCTCGATAATGTGCGCCGCCGTGGCGGGGAATATGTTGAGGCGGACCTTGACGCCGCCGTGAACGATCTGAAGACGAACGCGGACGTTGCTGCCGAGATTATCCGACACGCGGGCGATCGGCGAAGCTGGATCGTGTTTGCTGTCTCCGTGGCGCACGCCTATGGCCTGCGCGATGCGCTGTTGCGGCAGGGCGTGACAGCGGCAACCGTTGTCGGCGAGACGCCATCCGAAGAACGGGCAGACATTATAGCGGCGTTCAAGGCTGGCGAGATACAGGCGATCACCAACGCCAATGTCCTGACGACGGGCTTTGACGCGCCGAACGTGGACCTGATCGCCGCCTGCCGGCCGACGCTGTCAACGTCTCTCTATGTGCAGATGCTGGGGCGTGGCACGCGCACGGCGGAAGGCAAGAAGGATTGCCTTGTGCTGGACTTCGCCGGGATCGTCTCGACGCATGGACCGTTCGATAACCCGCGCCCGCGCAAGCCAGGCCAGAAGACGGGGGACGCGCCGGTAAAAGTTTGCCCTGAGTGCGACACGCTGGTGCACCTGTCAGTGATGGAATGCCCGACATGCGGCCACGTATGGGAGCGCAAACCGCCAAGCCTCAAACTTCACGATGACCCGATCCTGAGTGACGCGGCGGAGGAGACGATACCCGTCACCAGTTGGAACTGGTCGGTCGAGACGAGCGCCGCCGGCAAGAAAATGCTTTCGGTAAGGTATTATCCCCGCTCGCTATCGCAGCCCGTCATTCGCGAAAACTTCGTTGTCTGGCATGGCGGCTCCGCTACCTACATGGCAATGAAAAGGCTGGCGGCGATTGCCGCGCGAGTTAACGGGACGATAGCGGGGTTAGACAATGGTATTGATGAACTTCAAGGCTGGCCGCCCCCAAAAGAAATCAGCTTCCGCCGCAACGGGAAATATTACGACGTCACGCGCAGAGCTTGGTAGATCCGAACACGTCGAACAGCGAGAGTTCGTGAGCTGGTTCCGGCAGACGTATCGCGGTGTCAGGATCTTCGCCATTCCAAACGGCGAGGCGCGAAGCCGAACAGTTGGCGCACGGCTCAAGCTGGAAGGCGTTAGCCCCGGAGTGCCTGACCTGTTCGTTCCTGAATGGGGGCTATGGGTCGAGATGAAGCGCGCCAAGGGCGGGACAGTGTCAGCCGTGCAGAAGGATTGGCATAGATACCTGCTATCGATTGGCCAGCGTGTCATCGTTGCGCATGGCTGCGCTGATGCGATGCGGCAGGTTCAGGATATGCCGCGAACCGCAAATGTCTCGCAGCGCGCATGGTAGGTGTCGCGCGGCCGGCGAAAGTGTTCTGACCCTTCGCCCTTGCACTGCGGGCGGGGATGGCGCTGCAGGAATGCGCAGCCTTCGCAGGTTAAATGCTGCTGCGCCAGGTAAGCGGCGGCTTGCGTGTTGGCTTTCTCGATGCGCTTTAATCGAAGGCTCATCGCTGCCACGTCTCCAGCCCGACCTTACCCTGGCTGACCTTGGCGATCAGCAACATAAGTTCGTAAGACGGACGCGCCTTGCCCCGGCGCAGCTTGCTGATGTGTGCGCGATCGCGTGCAAAGCGTTTGGCCGCCTCCGCGTCGCTGATGTTGGATTGCTCTAGCCATTGTGCGAATGTCATGGATGATGTGTGCACCACTTGCCGGATTGGCGTCAAGAAAATAATTGCATGGCGCGCACAGATAGTAATTGACCGTTAATGCATGGCGTGCACAATGGGGACAACAAAGGAGCACGACATGACCCCCGACGAAATCACCCACATGGCGCTGACGTTCACGCGCCGCCAGTCCGAGGCGCTGGCCGCGCTTGAGCTGCCCCGCGCGACCGACGTCGAGATGTTCGAAATGACGCTCGATCTGGTCGCGGACAATCTCACGCTCTGCGAACACGGTTGGGACTTGTTCGCCTCGACGTGCCGCATTGAGTTCTACGGCATCAGCGAAGTGCCCGCCGCCAAGCGTCGCCAGTGGGCATTCCTTGGCGATGATGCAGCCGCCGCGCTGTACGCCGCCGCCCGTGAAGACGAGCTAGCGCAAGTGGCCGACTATCGCCGCGACGCCGCCCGCGACGAACGGGTGTCGTGATGATGATCACAGCCGAACAGCTGCAGACAAAACTCTATGACGCCGCAGCTCTTATTGATCAGCAGCGCAACCTTATTGATATGCAAAACGACCGCATCAAAAAGCTGGAAGCTTTGCTTGCTGACTGCGCCGAGTTTCTGGAGCCCTACAGCGACGTTGTTGACGGCAGCTACGGCGAGCCGAGCCCGAACGCAGCCATGAGCCTGCTGTCATCCATCAATGAGGAAATCACATGATCGCGCAGCTTCAATCCCTCACCCG